ATCAGCATATGCTTCAAGCAAGCCAACTTTGTTGCGAGTACCTTTTTTGCGTACACCTGGATACGCAGAGAATACATTATCACTTGTGTCGCCACGCATACACTTTTCAAACAACAGCCATTGTGGATCAGGAGCTTCTTTAGGCAGTTTAGTTTTCTTGTCGATAACTTCTTTGCCTTTGTCATCAAAGTAACCTTCATGTGTAATTGTAGTGTTGCTGACGCCGTTATATTGCTTTACATTAGGAGCAATCAACTGTGCGAAGTCACCATCTGTACTAATGATAACATGATTGTCATTAGGATGATTTTGTATCCAGCCTGCGATAAGATCATCTGCTTCTAGTTGCGGATGTTGTAGCACAGTACAATTTGTTTTGTTAGATACAAAATTCTTAAACTCGTCAAACATCTCCCAAAAGATATCATCTTCTTCTTTTTGCGCAGGAGTAAGTGCCGCACGAGCATCGGAACGGTTGCGCTTGTAAGGTTCATAAAAGTCCTTGCGCCAACTGCGTCCTTCTAAGCAGAACACAACATGACTGCCGTCAAAGTCATTCCACGCTTTCTTGATGCTGTTAAGGGTAATATGGAACGCCATACCTACTTTAGTGTCAAGATCACCACGTACTACATGTCTTGCTCTAAAAAAGGTATTTGCTGTGTCTACTAATACATAGGTCATGATACTTCACTTTTGCCATCATCTAAACTGTTAGTATTAATATAACCTCTTTCGCGAGTATTGTCAAGTCCTTCATCGTCAAGCATTTGTCCAATTATTGTTTTGAACCACGCATCAACGATTTGTTCTGGGCTCTCGCCTTTGTAACCTGCGTCTAGCAGTTGTTCTACAAACTCGTTATTCCAATCAAGTTCAAAGAAACCGTTACGAATGTTTTCTGGATTAACTTGTGTATCTAACACAGCTACCCAAGGCTCTTTGTTTTTAGTAGCAAGTTCTTTTTCCTGCTGAAGAGCTTCTCGACGCAGTTCTTCTGCTGTCTTTACAGTTTCCTCAACTTGTTCTTTTTGTTTTTTCTGTACAAGTTTATTCCACCATCCCATCATATCAATCCTTTCTTTCTTAGTTCCTCATCCAAAGGTTTTACATTTTCTTCCTTTTTGTTAACTGCTTCATAGGAAGGGTAACCTTTTTCAAACACTGGACTAGGTTCCCCAGGCATTTCCGAATAGGCTGATGTGGAGTCTTGGTGAGAAGCGCCAACCTCGCTCCATACATGCTTCGGCGACTTCTTTAACGTTGAGATTATACTCTTCCGAACGTCCTCCAAGCGGCATAAGATATACTGGACACTCGACGCCTGCGTTACGATACGATTGAACAGCTCTTGTAACTTCTTCAAAGTCATCCATACTAGCGACAACAAACTTAAGGTAGATGTCGCTACCAGTAACACTGTGATACTCGCGAGCAACCAAAGGTTTAATAGCACTTTCCCAAGATTCTCCTGAAACTGAAAGTTTTGGGGAACAACTCCAAGTGACTGTAAATCGCTCTTGCTCTTCGAGATATTCAACAAAATCTTTGTGTAAATGTTGTGTAGTGTTTGTTTCAAATGTGACATTTTTTAAGTCCTTCATTTTCGGGTGTTCAAACAGCTCAACGTATAAACGTTGCCAAGCCAACAACGGCTCACCACCAGTTAAAATTAGATGGATATCTTGACCATTGTCCATAGTCCATTTACCCTCTGGCAACAAACTAATTAGATGATCAACAACATCATCTACTTCTGCTAGTTTGTTGAAGTGTTTGAATTCTGGATAGATGCTTGCGTATGTATCACAGCCTGTGTGAATGATAGGCAAGTCCTCAAATTTTTCTGTAGTTTCATGTACACCAGCATCAATAAGTGCTTTTACTTCTGCGTTGTAACGCTGACCTTCTGCGTGTTGTTCCCAACGATCTTTTTTAGTATCAACACCAAAGTTCATACAACGAAAGTTACAACCGAAGGTACGTAGGAATACGCTAGGTACTCCTACAAACTTGCCTTCGCCTTGTACTGAATAAAATGCTTCTGAGTATCTTAGTTTCATTTAGCAAACTCCTGCTGAAGTTTAATATTGTCCATAAACTCTTTTTTAGTAGCAGGATCATCTTTAAACGCACCTTTGAGTACAGTTGTTTGTGTAAGACTGCTATGTGCCATGATGCCTCTGTTTTCACAACAACCATGTGTTGCTTGGATGTATACACCTACGTTGCCACTGCCTGTAGCATTCATAATCTCACGTGCAATATCCATTGCTAGTTCTTCTTGTAGTGTACCACGTCTTGCGCACCACTGTGCGATACGTGTATATTTGCTTAGACCAATAAGTGTATCTGCGGCAATAATACCAATGTATGCTACGCCAGCAACAGGCTGATGATGATGCGAACAAACACTCTTAAGCTCTGAGCGTACTACAAGCATACCGTCATAAGGTTCGTCTGTATGATTAGGAAATGCTGTTGCGTTGGGCTTTGGATTATACCGACCACACATCAATTCATTGATGTACATTTTAGCAAGTCGTCTTGCTGTGTCTTGTGAATTAGGATCGTTATCAATATCAATTACAAGACTTTCTAGAACACTTTCAAACTTAGGTGTAAGTTCTTCAATTAGTGCTTCTTTGTCGCCTTTTTGTAAGACCTCTGAAATATTATCGCCTGCCCAGTAACGGATGCCTGCGTCTTCTAGTCTTGCTTTAATTTGTTTACTTTTCATTTACTTCTCCGAGTTATAGACGTGGATGTCTATTATGTTTTACATTATACATATTATTTAGGTTTTTGTCAAGTGTTTTTTACATAATTTAGGTAGTCTAAAGCAATTATTTTATGTATTTCAGTGGTATAATGCTCGCCGTCTAACCTATATGTATCTGTTTCAATGTCAATGCCGTTGTGTTCTTTTATGTACCCTTCAGCTGATACAGTTGCTTTTGTGCCTGCTAGCCAATCTCCGTAAAGATAGGTATTGTGAGGCACAAATACTCTATTGTTTATTGACCATTGATACCATTTTATATTACGTCTAGCGCACATTGTATCAATGGCAAGTAGATCTAAACAGTAATCTTTGAACTGTAATGGTGTTACAAGTTCATGCCATAGTTTTGTATAGATATACTTTTCATGGAAAGGTGCCCAGTCAGCCCGGACATCCATATCGTTAAAACTGAAGCCTTTGAAATCTTCGTAGTTCTCTTGCCGAACTTGATCGATCATTTCAATATAGTTTTCAGTCATTCTATGATCAGTGTATCTATGTACCATATCGTCCATAGGCTGATCAGTATCAAGATATAAGTCAACATCTGTGTTTTCACCTACATCTAAGTTCTTACTACAACTTAAAAGAAATCTATTCCAGTATGTGCTTTGGATAAACACTTCGTCAATGTCATCATACCTATTGAGCATAGATTTAACCCAAGTAGGATACTTTCTATTACATCCTCCTGGTTGACTGTATACTACAACTTCTTTGTTGTTTTCAGCAGAATAAATTTCAGCATAGTTATTTTCGTTCCATGCTGAAATCTTTCCGTTTACATCAACATAACCGTGTGCGTGACTATCGCCGATGAATAGTGTTTTAGCCATTCAGTTGTGTTGAACCACTGCTAAAATACTTTTTGATCATATCAATACGATCCTGTGCGGCAGCCATTTTGTTCAGTTCTTCAATAACTGCTTCTGTAATGTCTGCGTGTTCGCCAATGCCTGCGGGCATAGTACGATACACTTCGATGTTAGCACGATGTACAGCAAGTTCACCTTCTGCTTGTGCTAGTGCCGCTTCAATAAGTAAGTCTCCTGCTTTAGCCATTTTTTTCTCCTTAAGCTGTTTCTAAACTATCTACAGAGTATTCGTTGAACCCTTTAGACAATTTTTCGTAATTACCCATGTGTGGAATAACATGACGCACTCCACCACGAGGATCTTCCATATCACCTTTACGTCTTGGAATTAAATGCACATGAGGATACATCACAGTTTGTCCTGCTTCTGTGCCAATGTTCTGTCCTAGATTGTAAGCATCACAATAACCTTTTTGTACCCAGTCATAACCCCATGCGTATGCGGCTTTGTAACACTTTTCTAATTTTTCCCACGTTTCTTCTTTTGGTACAAAAAGAATGTGTCCTTCGGTAACAGGAAAACCGTCTCTAAATACAGTG